AGGTACATTGTTGTTAAATATTTTTGGTACATAATTGTTGACAAAATCAGTACATCTGTAGTATAATATAGATAATGAAAGAGAGGAAGGCAACACCTACAAGATTGCGAAAGAAAGGAAAATGTTTACTATGACAAATGCTTTAATCAAAACAATGAGAGATAAATTGGGTGATTCAGTAACAAAAGAAATTATTTACCAAGGGTGTATATGGTGCGAAAGCAAATACCGCACAAAAGCATTAATTTTGAAGAAATACGCAAAAAACAATGCTGAAATTGCAGAAGAAATCAAGAAATTAAAAGCAATGCTTGAAAATCTTGAAGAAATAGAAGAATCATTATTGAAATAAAAAAGAGGTTTAAAATTATGGTAAAAGTATCAATTTACAGAATGCGTCTAATAATTACAAATCCTAATGTACCAAAAGGCATAGAAAATGAAAAGCATTTATCGTATTGTTGCACATTCATCTATGATAGCATGGATTATGGCAATGGATTTTATCTAACGATTACAAACGAAGATGATGTTTATTTTAAAGGTTTTGACTTGCGTTATGACCGTACCTTTAAAAAAGCAGAAAAGAAAAAATGGATTGAAGAGTTTGCAAAAAATTACTGGAATGGTAAAAATGGTGCATGGGGTATAAAATCACTTGAAATAAAGGAGATGAAATAATTATGAAAATCAGAACATTTACTGATTTCAAAAATCTTAAAAAAGGCACATGGATTGAAGATTATAACGGCATATATGAGATTGTCAACATTTATCGTGAATATAATTCTTGTATCGGACTGGCAGAAGTATTAATGGCACCTGATGACAGCGGCGAATATGCATTAGGAACAGAAAATCCAAATGTAACTTTTTCTGACATAAAGGGCGCAGAAATTATTTAATAGAAAAAAATAAAGGAGCAGAAAAAATTCTGCTCCTTTTGATTTTAGCGAAAATTATCAATAATCAATAGTGTAAGCAATTGTTGGTAATTCTCGCATATAATCTTCATTTTCGCCCGAGCCTTTAAGAATAGGATATAATCCGCCGTTCTCAAAAATTGGAATCACATTACCATTATCAATTACGGGCGAATCGCACCCATCGTCATAGTTTGCTCGGAATGATGTCAAAATAGCAGGTTCATCATTGGTGTTGATTTTGCTACGCAATTTCAGTGTAAAACTATCGGCGTCAAATCTATCAACTGCAAAAGTTGCATCGTTCGGGTCGCCCGATAAAATGTACAACGGCGTTGTAACATCGCCATTTTTTTTGGTTAGATAGAATGAAAAATTATTTTTGTAATCAGTCATGTAAACGCTGAAAAAAGCGAACATTGCATTGTTGAATTGAACAGTACACCAGTTTTCAAAGTACAAATTCGGTTCGGGTGGATTAACAATAGTGGACTTGTGACACCAAATCATCGGCTTGCCCTCTGCGGTATAACGCACGGTGTAAAAATCAGACAAGGCGTCATAATTTTTTGCAGATGTATTTACAGTTGGGTTTTTTCCAAATTCTAACGGAATCTGCGTAGAAACAAAAGAAATATCATCACGAACCGGGACTGTTATTGACTGCATCGCTCCGCCGATAAAATCTGTAACACGCTTGAAATATGCTCCTGTATTTTCAAGAAAATATCGAGGAATGTTTGTAATGTCATAACATCGAATATTTGTGATTGAGATATTCCCAGCTTTTGAACCGTCAGCCACGCCAACCGTCCATCGCAATGAATTTGAATACTCGAACATGTTCCACCACAAATGTTCTGCGCCGTCACTAATCAATTTAGTAGTTGGATAAATAACATCGTTCGCATTCGTAAACATTACGCCATTTTCATTTGTAGTTTTATATTTAAGACTGATTAAATATTTGTGCCCGTTAACTAATGTAAATTTATTCGGACTTGCTGAATGAATAAACATATATGCGCTTTTTGTTGCATCTTTTGCTGAACCCATTGTTAGCCAAGCCTCGGAATTTTCAAAAGTACAGTCAAATGAACAGTTTCCGCCATAGACAGTGTTGTTTGATACTCCTGCATTTGTAGTACCCGCAGTAAAAAGTGAATTGTTGCACTTTTCATCTAATTTGATAGTGTCGGTTGTACTTCTGATTCTGCCGTAAGTGTCAGCCGTTACATTTGAAATGTTGTTAGTAGTGCCGTTCTGTTTATTTCGTGAATCAATGTATGGAATATAATTTAATACATTTTTGCCGTGAGTGTTAATATCATGAATGCAGTTGTATGTGACATTGCACCAGTTTAAATTTAATTTTAAACCTGTAGTATTGACGTTGCCCTTAACGCTTGTATTATTAGCATAAATAACACCACCGTTTGAGCGAATAGCATAATCGGGGTTGATGTACCAACAATATGTGTCAAAATCGCCGTTGAAATTTGCTGTAGGCTGATTTGTAAAAAGAGTGTTACTGAAAAAGTTCGGAATGTTGTACAAGCAATAAACGCCGATATAAAAACGGTCACAAGTCAAATTGGAAAAATAGTTGTTGCCCGTGGTAAGAACGCAACAGCTATGCTTTAACTGCTTAATGCATGCGGCATTCCACGGGTGAAAACCTGTAATCTTGTTATCCCCCTGTGTAATTCTTGCGCCAACGATGCAGTCAACAGAAATGCAATCATTAATAAAGCTATCGCTCACACGCATTTCAAAGCCTACGCACTGCGTTTTGACTAAATCAATTTTTCCGTCAACCATTGATTCACCACGGTTATGCTCGGGGAAAACATCTTTTAACGGGTCATTCCAGTTATCATCGGATACTCCGTCATCGTTCGGGTCCATTTTTGCAACGATGTCATCATCGCCGTTTCGGCGCACAAAACAATGTGTAAGCGTACTTTCAAAACCTCCAGCAAGCAATATTCCTCGTCTGCAACCGAAAACATTAATATTTGAAAATAATGTTCCAGCACTATATGGAATATATAATCCAGTATGCGCTTTTTCATGATTACACTCAATCACAACATTTGTCAAAGTTGTTTTTGCATGATGAATATAACTGCCGTTTTCTGTGCCTGTTGTTTTATACGAAAGAACATACTGCATCTTATCAGCGATAGCTGTAATTTTAGCACCGTTGAAATCGACAAGACCGTCACTATTAGGCACTTTTGACATGTCAATATCAATTGGGGTAGCAACACCGTAATTTTGATATCGTGTACCTTTAAAAGTAAAATTTGACGGATTCTTGAAACAGCAGTCAAGCGCTTTCTGTAAAGCTACGCTATCATCAGTTACGCCGTCACCCTTTGCGCCGTAAATTTCGGGTGTAATAACTTCATTTACATTTGTCGGCATTAAATATAAGCCGTTTACGGTTTCGATGCCTGAAATTGGCGCACTTCGCATAACCTGAAATGTACATGCTCCACCGTCACCCACTGAATAATAACCGTTTGTATGAACTGTTTGACCGACTGAAAAATGATACGCAAGAGCGTTTTGCGTGGTGTCAAAATTGACTGAAAAAAAGGGCGTGATATACTTTGCAAGAATATCATCAAAATATCCATTACTTGCCATTTCGTCAAGTTTCTTGTTGACAGAATCCTGTACGCCACGGTTGAAATATTCATCGAGTAACTTTGCAAGTTCGTTGTAAAGTTTATTGAGTTCTGAAACATCTTCGCCCAGTTTGATAACATCATCACGCAAGCCGTTCACATATGTTACAAGTTTGCAAAGCACTTCATAATAAGAAAGCGAATCGTCATATACAAGCGGTAGAACTTTTTGACACCAAAACATGAACGGCGCTGAGGTCTGCGGAATAGGTAAATTGATTGACATTTAAAAATCACTCCTTTAATAAATCGTCATAAATAAGTCAGATAATTCATCAAGAATCATTGCATCAATGTTCAAGAAAGTTCTTCTAAATTCATTTAACATCGCTGAATATGTTTGAGCACCTCTTTTTCCAAGGATATTTTCAACATAATCTTGCGTGTTTGTGATATTTGTGTTTGAAGTAACATCACCCGAGGCAGTTCCTTTTCTTGATGAATCCACATTGTCAGTTGAATTAATAGTTTTATCTTCTGTAGTAGATTCAGTTCCTGATGTTGTTTCTTTGTTTGTTGCTGTGTTTTTAGCTGTGCTTTTTGTTGTGTCAGTTGACGATGAAGTCAGTTCACCCGTTGATGTACCTTTTGATGTTGTTGTGTCCTCTGAATTTCCGTGCTTATGCCTTGCGTTAGTAAGGTAAGTAAGATTGTTCAAATTTCCGACTGAACCTTGCGGCGTGTCTGAATAATCATCATTATCGTTGTAAGTCTTTGAAGAAGTCGAACTGTCAGAGGTCGAACCCGAATTAGAAGAAGATGAAGAATTTGTCAAAGTTCCGTCGTTCTTATCCTCTGAGGTTGATTCACCTGATGCCGTTCCTGATTTCGTTAGTTCAAATGCTGAATGTTCGGCGCTTGCATAAACATCTTTTTTAGTTTCTGTTTCGGTTGTGTTTTTTGTGTCTGACTGTGAAAAATCCGTGTTGCCTGTGCCTGCCGTGTTTGAAGTAGTTTTAACATCAACATCAATTAATGGATTGAATTTCAGCAGTTCACTTTTATAAAGCTGATTGAAATATGGCATTATTTCATTTAGCTTATCATTAAGTTTTAATTTCCACACGCCGAGAGTTTCAAAGCCGATTTCCCTTAAATAATAATGGCGGAGAATTTTCTTTTCAAGAGGAATTTTATAATCTTCGTCAAAAATCGGAAAATCAAAATCAAAAATCAACGGTGCAGATTTTGCGATTATTTCTTCGACTTTTGAAAGACCTTGCGAATCTGTGTAGCCGCATAGATTTTCGCAAATAAATCGTAGTTCTGTAGTATATTTACTCATCTTCTGCCTCTCCTTCGCTTAAATCTGAGCTACGATATTCGCAATTCACATTCAGACCAAACATAGTATTTATTTTTTCGCATGCCTGTTTTCGCATTTGCAATCTTGAATATCGGCTCGCTATCACTCCGCCCATATTATTGATAACCTCAGAAGATATAAGCCGTTCTTTTTTATTATAGGTGATATTTGAAATACCTAAATAGGTTAGAGCCTCATTCCAAATTTTTTCTTTTAGTTCATAAAGCAATGGAGCATTAAAGGGCGCATCAGTCTTTAGAACTGACAAGGCTTGCTGGTCGAATTTGTCATTTGCGAAAATAAAAGGGGTATTTCCGTCATATTGCATGTACATGTTTTGCATGGTCAACCGCTGATTATCGTTGCATTTAATCAAAACGGGCGTTTTCTGTGCGTTTACATTAACATCAATAGTCCTATCAATGTTATATAATCGTTTAGCAAAAATTGTGACATCATCAACCGAATTTGTTCGCAGCATGTTATTGAAAATCGGAACACTGTTTTCAAGTGTCAAATGCATGTTGTAGCCATTTGAGGCATAAGCGGTAATATCTGTTGGAATGTCATACACATTGAAATTTCCACCGAGCATACATCTGAGGCACAAAAAACCAATGACATCATCTTTAAAAAACACGGCTGAACCGTTTCCGAATAAAGCAAGTTCAAGAAATCTTTCATCAACTGTATCAGGCAATCCTGTCCACTTAAACATTGAGATTGAAAGCTCGGTTAATCGCCTTACATACTGCATATAACTAAGGTTGTTATCAAACATTGATTCACCTGTCAATGTTTTTTTCTTCTTTCGCATATTTGTTTCACTTCCTTATACTGAATTATCAAGGGAATAATTTCCAACTTCTGAACCGTTTTTCCAAAAAGTTATGCCGTTATTATAAATAGAGCAAATCTTTTTTGCATCATCGGCTGGAACAGAACCCTTTATGGTGCATGCTACCGTTTTAGTAAAAGTCCAGTGCGGTCGTACATTTCTATTAGGTGTTTTCACTCTATGCGTAGCGTAGCCGAACTTGTCAAAATAATCATCAATTGTATGCGCCATTTGTGGCGTTATGCATTTTGTTGTTACTACAAAATTGAGAAGTCCGAGCCAGTAAGAAATAACGCCGCTTGTCTGACCGCTTGTTTGAGAGCCTTGCAATTTAGCCTGTTCGCCCTCATTCATAAGGTTAGCAATTGCTCCGAGAGTACTAAGCCCAGCGCCAGCAACAGCGCCAGCAACATTTCCCGTCAATGCTCCGCCAGCAACGCTTGTAGTCATTCCATTTAATAAGTTCGGTAAAGTCTGCGTTTGCGTTCGTGCCAGCCACTGGTCATAGTAATTTGATGAAAAGGAAATCGCAGGAAATGACGACATTGTTATTGCCTCGTCTGTGTTTTCACCGAGATTTTTATAATTTGACGGATAAAGAATTGCTGGCGAACCACCCGACCTATCGCCGCACACATAAAATGTTGGTGTTGAATCTAAAAAATATTCAAATTTATAAACGGCTGAACCGCCCTGATTATTTGAAACATAAATAAAGGTGTATGGGTATTGAAGAAGTTTCTTATTTCGTGGAGCATATCCCGAAATCATCGCCCCTGAATGCGTTATTAATTTTTTAATCGTAGTCGGAGCTATGTTGATAGCGACTGTCGAATTTGCGACTTTCGTTTGATGTTCTGCTTGATGGTCTGAATGCTGTCCGTCAAGTCCGATTCCGTATAAATAATTAACAAGACTGTCTGCATCGGTTTCAAATGTGTAAGTACCCGAAACAATTTTCTTATCCAACATTGTATAAACTGAACCGAGTATATCTTCATAAGTGTTCGGGTCGCATGTTGTCTGAACGACATAGTTAAGAGTTAAGTCGCTTGTTGTGCGGTTACCAAACACATATTCACCTACATTCACTGTTTCGGGGACAAGATTTTCGCCTATTTCATCAGTTGCAGAATGTTCACGCTCGATAAAACATTCGCCGACTGAATAATTAAAAAACCATGTTTGCATCACATCAATTTCAAATGTGATTTCTGTTACGGCATTATTTACATACTCAACGCTTGTTATGAATGCGTAAAACCATTTAGAGCCAAAGCCCGAATTTTGAAACATTAAATAATTACAATCATAACATGCATCAGCCGATAGACCGACACGCATAGTCCCTTTATTCACTCTTTGGTATGTTTGAGCGGTCAAACTGTGCTTTGCAAGACCTGAAAAATAAGCAGATTGCGCTGAACTTGATGAAAAATAAATCGTATGCTCATATGACGGGTCAAGCGGAACATTTGAAAGCAGTTTGATGTTTGTTGAGGGTTCAACATACATGATTATCACCTCACTTGAAATAATGATTGTGTGTCAAGTTTTTCACTTGACACACAATCCAAAAATTTACTCCGTAATAGTAACAGTGCATTCGCCTGACTTTGTGTTGTCATAAGTAGATGTTGCTGTGATTTTCGCTGTTTTTGCTGTAACCGATGTTGCAACAGTCACATGACCGTTAATGTCAACAGTTACACCGTCAGTGTCAGATTTCCAGTTTACAGTTTTCGGCGCATAATTTTCAGTTTCAACAGAAACAGAAAGCTGAACGCTCTGACCTTTTTTGCATGTGATTGCTGTCGGTGAAACTGATACAGAGGTAACGCTCGGCACGGCTGGAACAAAGACAAGTGCATTTGCAAATGGCGACATGGAAAATGTTTTCCATGTATGATAAAAGTAGTTCCAGTAAAGACCCTGACCGTTGTAGTTTTCTGTAAATTCATACATGTTGTCAAAAATCATAAAGAAATTTTTGTCAACAAGTACGGCAGGAATTGCGTTGAGCGCTGTGAGCGTGTCCTGTGACGGCTCCTTATAATTCGGGTCGTCTTTGAAAAGGGCATTCAGTCTTGCAACATCAAGCGTACCGAAACCGTCAATCAAAATTCTGTGTCCCATGAACTCAGCTTTTGACATGTTGAAAGCTGACGCCAAAACTTCAACATCAATTTCGCTGTCAAACTGTGAATTTACAAGCAAATACTGGTCGGATTTGTCCGTGAAAGTCTGAACGCCAGCTACATTATAGTTGTTTGACATGAAAGTCAAAGCGTTTGACACGCCTTTAATTTTGGTGACTGCGCCCTTTGCATCATTCGCATCAACGGTAATTGCTGAAAGTCTGCCATCAAGAATTGCATTTGCCAGCATGTACTTTGTTGTGACAAATTCATCGTAATTCGCCGCTGTGTACATAGCGTTCACGATTTTGGAAATCAAGTCAGTGATTCCGTCCCATGACAAGAACGCCTGATTCAAGTCCTTATTTTGAATAGTCTGTTTATAGAATTTCTTATAATTCAGAGTGTGAAACGCCGCTCTGACATCGGGAATTTCTCTTGCAAAAACTTTGTTTTCGCTTTCTTCGACATCGTACTGGTGAGGATTCGCAATGTTCACGAAAATTTCTTCGATTGTTTCACCAAAGTCAATAAGACCCTTTTTGAACATTGAAAGCGGATTACTGTACATTTTTGAGGTGATAATCACCCGTGCGATACGATTTACAAGAGCATTCAAAAATTCATTCTGCAACGGCGTGTACTGCATAATGATTTCGCCAATTCTGCGAATGCTTTCGGGTGTGTTCTTTGCTGTAGGCACAAAATCACGGTAATTTGTGCTTGCGGAATTTCTGATTGCATTCAGAATGTCAACGCTTGATGCGTTAAGTGTTTGCGCTTTTGGAATTGTAGGCATTTATTTTTCCCCCTTATCATCGAATAAATCTTCTGTTGTGATTGTTTCGGCAGTTGTTTCATGTGTTTCATCTTCTGCCTCGTCCGTGTCAAAATTTACATCGCCGTTGAAAAAACGGTGCATATATTTCTTTCGCCACGATTCATTTAATTCGTCATATTTCTTGTGCCAGTCCTCATTATCAGAAGAAGTGCTACTCACTGCCGAATTAAAGGCGTTTGTTACATCATCAACAAATTTAAGCGCTCTTTCTGATGTGTCATCGCCGATGAAGTCATGAACAATTTCGATAAATTCTTCAAGTTTCATATTATCATCCTTTCAATATATTATTAACCAACATTTGAGCGTATGTATAGTCATAGTTGGCATTTTTTAAATTAGTAAAGCGTTTTTCGCCATTACCATATTTACCGCTTATAATATCGTTTGCAATTTTATTATATTTTGTTTTTGTTGTTGCTTTTGCTGTTTCGACTGAATTATTAAGCATTTCATTCACAATTGATTGACAATAATTATAATCAATATTAAGCGAAACAAGTTTGTTTTTGCGCTCTGTTCCATTGCCGTATTTTCCGCTAATTACATCACTTGCGTATCGTTTATACACATTATAATATTTATCGTGAATATTATCAATTGTTAATGTTTTGTTGTTAGTGTTTGTAGCTGATTTAAAATCAACATAGCATTCATTAATGTCAACATTTCCATTGATTCCGTTAACTCTGCCCGTTGATGATTTTTGCCAAATGCAAAATTCAGAGCTAACACCCGCAGGCTTATATGAATAAGATGCAACCCATTTATATATACAAGGATTCAAAAACCCCGTGTCAATGCGGTCAACAAATCCGCTAACAGCTGATGCATACACACCTGACTTATAACCTTTTTTGCGCAAATAACTACAAAAAATATTGATGCCGATTGTAACCGTTGTTCGTTCACTTGTCGGAGTTGTTTCCACATCAATAAACAAAGGCAAATCAAAAGTTTTATTTTTTACAATATTGTAAAAAACCTCTGCAAGTTTTTGTGCATTTTTTACGGAAAAATCACGATTAACGAAATAATAAGCGCCAATTTTCAAGCCTGATTTTTTAGCGGCAAAATAATTTGTTTCAAAACGACCGTCAATATAACAGCCGTCATCATTTCCGCCAGCTTTGAGAATGACAAATTCATACCCTGATTTTTTAACTTTGTTAAAGTCAATTTTTCCTTGCCATGCTGAAACATCAATCCCGTGTGTCATTTTCTTTGTCCTCCGTTTCATTTTTTAACTTTTGCAAATACGGCGAAAAAAAGTTATTCAAAGCTGGATTCACTTTGCACAAATTTTCAAAACAGCTTATAATCTCCATAATGCAGATATAAATTGCCACTGACGGGAGAATCGGCAAATCAAACGGTAAATTTACAAAATTAACGCCGTAGTCAATTCCGCCACAAGCAATTAGCGCAAGCAATTCAGCAAGTTTATGAAATAATCCTTTACGCAAAATAGTGCTGTCAAGTTTTTTGTTGTAAATAGCTTTAATAAATCCAGTAAGAAAATCAAAGCAAATTAAAACAAACGGCACAATGTACAAAAAAATCAATTAAATCACCACCTTTTTATTTAATTATAAAAGGGTATTGACTTTTTTGCAATACCCTTTTATAATTAAATTATAGGCTAAATAAATCGAGGTGAAATAGTACAAATGAGTACCTTTTATAGCGGAACAAAACTACTTTCAATGCGTGACATTAACGGAAATAAACCTGAAATTTATTTGTGTACTTCTAACCGTAGCGCTGGTAAAACTACCTTTTTTAATCGTTATTTTGTAAAACGCTTTTTAAACTATGGTGAAAAGTTCGTGCTAATTTACCGCTTTAAATACGAACTCGATAGCATAGCAGAAAAATTTTTTAACGGCGTAAAATCTTTGTTTTTTACTGAGTACAATATGACTGCTAAATCTAAAGCTGGCGGAATGTATTACGATTTATTATTATCAAAAAACGGTGATTCAAAAAGTGAAGTATGCGGTTATGCCATAGCTTTAAACTGTGCAGACCAAATCAAAAAATATTCACATTTGATGAATGACGCGCAAAGAATGTTATTTGACGAGTTTCAATCCGAAACAAATCACTACGCATCAAATGAATTAAATAAATTAATAAGTGTGCACACTTCCCTTGCCCGTGGTGAGGGTGAACAGTGTCGTTATTTGCCGATTTTCATGTTATCAAATAATGTCAGCTTGTTAAATCCATACTTTGTAGCGCTTGGCGTGTCAACCCGATTGCGTGAAAGCACTAATTTTTTAAGAGGTAACGGCTTTGTGCTGGAACAAGGGTACAATGCATCGGCATCTAAGGCGCTTGAAACTTCTGCATTCAATCAAGCATTTCAACATGCTGATTATGTGAAATACGCCTCACAAAAAACATACCTAAATGATAACACGGCTTTTATTGATTCCCCAAAAGGCAAGTCAAAATATTTGTGTACTATCCGTTTTAAAAATAAAAATTTCGGAGTTTTTGAATTTGCAGAAGACGGCATTATTTTCTGTTCTGATAATGCCGATGTTTCTTATCCACTTAAACTTGCAGTTACAACCGAGGATTTAAGAATAAATTATGTAATGATTAAGAAAAATGATTTATTCATTTCAAATTTACGCTATTATTTTGATAATGGGTGTTTTCGTTTCAAAAATTTGTTATGTAAAGAATGTATTTTATCAACTCTATCTTATTGATTATCACATTTTTATAAAATTAATGTGAAAGACGGGTTGTACTGATTGATTTCAGCCGTTTCTCTGTCGGCTTTACACACCGCTTTAATTTTTAAAAATGATTCGATAATACAAAAAGCACTTGCAATTTGCAAGTGCTTTTTAATTTTCATGTCATAGTATAAAATGTTTCAGTCAGCAAAACGCCGCCATTAATTTGCACTGGGCGCAATTTAAGAGGAACGCTCAACCCAGCTTTAAAATCCTTTATTGTGCGTTTTTTCTTTAAAAATTCTTTTGCATCATCATTCATATTAAGTCCAGAAATATCAACATCTGCGCCGATTGATTTTAAAAATAATGTCTTGCACTGCTCGGGCATGCCAGCGCATTTGACATTATAGAAAGGTTTATCAATCGGTTTCAAATTTTCTGACATAATGTGTTCAATATATGTTTTCTGCCGAACAAATAAGCCTTTATCCCAACAGCTTTCAAGTTTCCAGCAAAGAAAATTTTTGTCATCAACCTTTATTCCTTTAATTTCATTATGACTACAATTACAGTGTATGCTGTCAGTGTCGGCATATATGAAATTGCTATAATTTTTTTGCGCCGCACGGATAGTAAAATTTCTTGCATATGATGTAATTGCTGAGCCAATGGGAATATAAAACGGCTTTTTATCACAGGCATAAACGCCATAAAATCCGAGCGACAAATCATCTTTAATATATGCTACCTTAAAACTGCTGTCAGTATTAGTCGCTGTTTTTCCATATAAATTATTTAAGTATAGTTTTGCTAATGTTTTTTTAGCTCCTTTACTGCTTAATTTTATTTTCTTATATTTGTTTATATATTCATCAAATAACCCGATTTCTTTGTCAAAATAACAACCGTCAAGAATTTCAAAATCAATTAAATGATAATGCTCTTTTATTAGTTGAAAATCTGTCATAGTTAAGGTTAATATTACTTGTGTATTCTGTTCATTTCCGTTTATATCTAAATATTTTTTATAATATTTGTTTGTTTTTTTATCATAAAAATCTGATGTTTCTAACCATTCTGTACTTTTGTAACGATATGTGTTTTTAACTTGAATGCATGGCAAAAATCCCTTTTTCAAATAAAAGCGTGTTTTAATGCGGATAAAATAATATTTTTCCTTTGCAATTTCAGGAATATAATTTCCGCTCCAAAATGTTGGCAATCCTACGGGGTAATAATTCCCACTTTCGCTATGCATAACAGAGGGATACAAACTGTTCACATCTGCTGTTGTTCCGTTATTATAGATTTTATTTTCGCAACCTTTTTTTAAATAACACCAACCGCCTTTGTATGATTTTCGTACATACTCATCTGCATTTTTAAAATCTAATGGTACATTTATAGTGTATTCGGCAATGTTCGGGAATAGCCTTTCAATTAAGGGCTTTGTCATAATGCTTTTATATTCATTCAAACAGCAACTGCCAATTGTCAAACTGTCATGCTTTTCATCGAACATAATTTCGAGTGCCTCTTTAAGCACAAGAACATCATTTTTTATGTATTCTTGTTCTTCAAGCGTAATCTCACACCCTGCATACCGATTCCCCTCATATTCCATTTTTAATTTTTTATGCTCTGTATCAAATGATTTACCGATTGATTCAAGGCTAAATGGCAATAATTTCAAGCTGTCCCGAATTTCAATAATTTTATTATTTTTCTTTATGATTATATAATACCACTGACCCATTTCGCTTATGCTATATTTAATTGAATTATTTTTCATGTCCTTTGTTTCAAGCCAACGCACAAGTGAGCCGTCAGCATTCATTTTTTCATATGCTTGTTCATATTTTAAATCTTTGAGCAAATACGACAAAATAAAACTACCGTCAAATTTTAAGTTATGAAAATACATTTTTATGTTTTCATTTAAACTAAAAAAATAATTGAAGAAGTCTTGAATGCTGTGCAATATTTTGACATCTTTTTTATACAATTCGCAGAAACAAGCCGACCAAACTTCGGTGAATGTCTGCCCCTTAAAAACAGTTGTTTCAAAGTCGGCGGCATAGATTTTAAATTTTCTTTCTTTCATAGCTAATCACTTCACATCATGTCTTGTTGACTGGGAATTTCTCCGCCGTTGAAAATCATTGCTAATTTACTATAACTGGCATTATAATCTTCTTCATCTTCTTGCGAACTGGCATACATTACAGTATTTAACGCCTCGTTTATAACATTGGCATTTTGTTCTAAATATTTTTCAAAATCACTTAAAGCGTTGACATTTGCATATGATTGCTTTGTTCGTTCAAAAATTTCTTTCAGTTTTATTGCTGAGTTTTCGCCTTGCTTACTGCGATAATGTAAATAACCCCAATCATTTTCGGCAATAATTTCATCAAGCCTATTTTCAACACTTGTTATTGCAGAATATGTCGGCAAATATTCTTCAGTAGGAAACTGTATTTCTTGTTGTTTTTGTTCTTTTCGTGCTTTTCGTGTTTGTGCGGCTTTTTTTGCTCTTGCTTTACGCTCAAGAGCTTGACCAACTTTACCAGTTACAACTTTTCCTGTTTCATCGTTTAAATAAGTTGTTCCCTTTTGAGAATAGATGTTTAATTTTTTGATGCTTTCAATTCTCTTTTTTGTAATTCGTTTCGGCTTTTCAGACGGGAATAGTTCTGATTTATCAAATCGAAAACCCCTTTTTTCCGCTGCTTTAATTCTTCGCTTTAAATTTTTAAGTGCTTTTTCGTATTCAAGTTGATTTAATGTTTTTTTCTTTTTCACCATATCCACCAACCTTTGAGAATTAAAGCCCCGTCAACCTAATGTACGGGGCTTTTTGTAATTATTTCATCACTTATACTAACGAACAAGTGATGAAATGCTTTCCGCTGTAGTTCTTTGATTCACGCTTGTAAAATTCGATTTCAAACGGCTCTGCTGTGTCAATCATTTCATCAAAAATGTCAACAAATGATGAAATAGCGCTGTCTGAACCCGTGTAGTATTTTGTACCCGACTTGTCAACAATGACCATTGTTTTATAGTCCTGTTCATTTTCGGGAAGTTTTTCGTTGTGAATGCTCAAATAAGCGTAAAAATCGGGAGCAATAACAAGCGGTTTCTCAGGTTCAACCACCTTGTCAATTGCAATTGCCGAGGTTAAATCTTTCAACTTGATTTTTTCCCTCACGCTGAGTTCCTTGCTACTTTCAGTAATAGATGTTGTGTAATTTGTCATATTAATATCTCCTTTATTCCTCTTTTATCGTTGCTTTTTCGATAAATTCCTGTTCTGGCATTTCATAATGCCTTTTAATTTCTGTGTACCCTTTCAGCGCCAGATATTTAATGATTGTATTTCCTATCTTATGTTCTATGCGCTTTTTAAGAGTTTTTTCCTGTGTGAACTTTCCAGCAATTTCAACAAAAATTGTCTGCGTTGTAAAATCTTTCATGTTCGCAACAACAACTTCGCATCTTGTCACTGTAATTGTTCGACTAACAACTCTTGCTCTCGGCATTTTTAGCAACTCCTTTCATTTTAAATTTGCAATTGTAATATTTGATTTCTTGACTTTGTGAAAAGCAAGAATTATTAGCCTATGGACTGAGCCCAGCACTTAACACAATTATTGTCACAATCATCTTTGTTTATCAGTCCTAAATCATACAGACATACGCCTTTGGGTGTTCCGCCATCGTCAAGTAAAGTATTAGGATAATGTTTCAGAAATTCGGTCAGGTAAGTCCGCTGCGGATGTTCGTTACTCCATTTCTGTACAATTGATATAGCTTGTAACGGATATACGGTTTCAAAATCCGTACAAGGTATTTTCTCACTTGCCCCATTATGTCGATAGCTTAAAGGACAGTCACAACATTTAAGTGTACATAAATAACCGCCGTGCGGTAACTTGCGTAATTTTGTCATTCGGGCTTTTTCGTTCAAATAGTTTTCAGTTTTTGAACAATCAATCATTTTTATTCTCCTTTCGCTTTAAATTTGCAGAATTTATTCATCTCTCTTTCATTATCTATATTATACTACAGCTTGTGCAAAAATACAATAGCTATGTACCAAAAATATTTAACAACAATGTACCTATTTTATTGTGCAATATGTCAATAAATATTTGTTCGATTTTGGTACGACAATTTCAGTGCGTGTGGGAACATTGAGGAACAGCGATTTTATTTAAGCATCCTAAAGATATTTCGACACGAGGAATATCCGC